CCCTTGGCTCCACTGAAGTCACCAGCCGACGTAGCCATCCTGGCTCTGAATTCCATCTCCTGCATCGCTGACTGGAGTGATGAGGATTGCTCTTCAGGACTCAGTCCCTTCATCCTGAGACGGAAGATTCGTTCTTCCATTGTCAAGTTGAAGTTTGACCGTTCCTGATCAATTGCCTTCAGTCGTTTGCTATGTTCCTTGTATGCGTTCTCGAGTTCCGACAACCCCTTCTTGAATGCGGTGATCGTTTCCTTGTAGCTGGTTTGGATCCGTAGCTCGGTTGCTTTGACTTCATTGATTCTCTTGTGCAACGAATCCCTTAGCAGGATCATGGACTCCTGCGCAGCCTTCTGTTCAGCATTCAACTTGACATTGAGGAGTTCGGAAACACCCTTGGCTTGAGCCCTACGTGCCTTCCGTGCTTCCTTGGCTGCTTCGCCTTCAGCCTCTGCAGCCTGACGTTCCAGGGATGCAATTTCCCCAGACATCTCCCTCATTGAATTCCGTTGAGCCTCCAACTCAATCCCGAACTTACGCCATCGGTTCCTGGCATCGTCAGCAGTCTTCCCTACACCATCCCAATCACTACCGAACCCACTCAGGAACTGATCCGCCATCTTGTCCATTGATTGGAACGTTGATCTCATCTTGTCCCATTTGGATGCTGCGTCATCGGAGATCCCAACTAGGTCTCCAAGGTACGCTGCTGACGTAACCAAGTCAGAGATCACAATCCCAACCCTAGCCAATGCCTTGAGGAACGATCCACCAATCGCCCTGACAATGTTCTTGATCAGAGTCCAAACGATCTGAAGGGCTCCGATCAAACCATCAAACAGAATCCGGAGGCCTGAGGTGAGGAGTGAAACAACATGCCACACGAAGCTGAGCCCTACGCCAAGTCGTTTGACCTTTGCTGCCATTCGCAACGAGGCTGCTTCTGCACCCTTGGCCGATTCAGCATACTTGTCATTGGACGCAGACATGTATCCAACCCACAAGACGAATAGCTTAGCCACTTCAACCACGAGTGTGAAGACAACCTTGAGCCTACGGGAAACTGCTTCAGCACCACCCAAGCCATTGACCAGTTTGAGAATCTCCTTGTTCAATTCCATACCCAGCTCGGACCGGATCTGAGTGATGGCTGAGCCGAGTCTCTTCATCTGGTTGGTGAATGAGGCCGCAGTACGTACAGCATCACCTTGGGCATCGGTGGTTGCGTTCATGATCACGTTCAATCGGGCCTGAACCTTCTGGAGGTTGGTGGCTGCATTGACCCCACCCACAACACCCATGTTGAACAGTTCCTGATTCAACGATGCCTCATTCAACACAATGCCGTATTTCCTTACGGCGATGTGCTGTCCAACGATAGCCGAAGTCAGGTTCTCAATCACATCCTGATCGACCATGTTGTTGAACGAAGCTAGGTCCACACCTAGCCTTGTGATCTGACTGGACAGTTTGGCTGCTTCAGACCTGGCGAAGCCCAAGGGCACAAAGGTGTCCTGGAGTCTCGCCATCCAATCCATTACTTCGGTTTTACTCCTGCCCACTTCAGTTGCGAATTCGTTTGCCCAGGCCGTAGCATCACCCCTGAACTCTTTGAACACAGCCTCAAACTTGGCAAACGTTTCTTCGAACTCAGCCCCCGCAGCCGACATCTTCTTTGCTTCCATGGCGATAGCCGCACCACCAAGAGCAAGTCCAAGGGCAGCTCCTAGACCAAGTACAGCTCCTTTCACACCATGTAACGTGGCCCGAAGTCTGGCGGCTCCGGCACGAACCTTCGCCATACCAATCCGCATCTTGGCCATGGCTACTTTGCTAGCAGCCCCGATCTTCTTCCACATGCTACGGTGGGCGTAGGTGATCTTCTTGCTGTCTCGTTCGACCTGATTGGCCATTGAGGCAGAAGCGTTCTGGGCCTTTTTGAGTGCCGCCAACCAAGGCCGGATATCCAGCTCAAGTCGACCGGTTAGGTTCTCGGCTATCGTACCCATTCAATCACCTCTTACCCAAACCACCCCATGTGGCTTGAAGCTGTTCGGCGTCTTCGTGCTCCCGTAAGGCAGCAAAGCCTAGGAGCTCTAACTGCTGATTACGATTCAACTCATTCCAAGACTTGCCGTATGCGGCCCTGGGGTCAATCCGTTCGATCGCCCGCAAGACCGCATACCGCAATGTTCGAGCCGTGTCCTTTGGAAGTGCTGCCGCCTTTAGACCGACGGCTCCTGGGACAAAAAATCCTCCTTCGCCTCCTGAATGTCTTCACCCGAAAGGTTGCTTAGCTCCATGACCGCATCGACAATGAGTCGAAGGTCACCGACCGAGAACCCTGCAGCCTTCAGTTCGTTGTACAGGTCGGTGTAGAATTCCTTGGGGTCTTGACCAGCGACCTCCTCAGTTTCCCATTCGACCGTGTCATCCGCCTTGAGGGCAGCATGGACGAAAAACATCATCTGGTGACGACTGGTGATACGTACGGCTGCCTTGTAATCCGAATCCTCGAGGTTCCGGACGGTGATCGGTTTCCGAGTAGCCGGATCCCGAAGGATCTTGCCACCACGAGATTCGGCGTACTGCAGTGGAGCTGTGGGTGACGGGAACATCTGTTCCGCCAACTCCTCATGTCCCAACGGCAGAGCCTGAACCCTCAGGATGATTGGATCCGAATCCCCACGAGGGATCCTTACCTCACCCTGTGCGATAGCATTGACTGCTTCACCTTTGAGTCTCATAGCTGAACACCTCCTTGCCTTGAACCTGGTTTAAGAGCGAACCGACGTGGGGCTGACGAGCAGGCAACGACCCGAACAGGAGATCGTATTGTACTCTTCGCCCTCACTGAACTCGAGCCGGTCGCAGTGGAAGTCCGCAAACGTCAGAACCTCCGACTCCTCGCCGGCCGCAGTACACGGCTTCGTGACCGTGAAGATAAGATCCACGGTGTACGGACCGCATGAAATCGTCGCAGCCCAGGCAGCCGCATTGCCACGTTGGCGCAGCGCATCCACCGGACTGGGATCCGAACCGGAAGCCGCTTTCCCCTGCCACTCCTCGAACTTGAGGGTGAAGGAAACCTCGAGTGGGGTTTCCAGAGGAGTCGCCATTCCGTACAACGACCCTCGGTTCATGATCACAGGAGCTTCGGCCGTCTCGACGAACGAGAGGTCTCCTTCCATGACCGGAACGGTGAGGGTATTGGCTGGGGTTGTGCCATCCGAGATGACCAGTGCCCCATCCGTCATGTTACGAGTCGCCATTACGTCACCTCCTTCAGGACACGAACATGGTTCCAACAAACGTTAGGACCAACGAATGAATGTTCGATACTTCTGTTGGCTTGGTAGAACGATGAGCAAGTCCAAGATCACCTTCATCCTGATACACTTCGTCACTTGGACCAAGCTTCAAACACCCCAAGACAGAATCATCACCTCCATACTTGAGGATTGCAACGCTGTTGTCATCGAGAAGCGCCTGCACAGCGGCAGCGAGTTCAAAGACCATATCGAGTCGTCTGTCAGATCGCTGCTCCCCGTATCTGGAGAAGACTGTGATCTGAAACATGACTCGACCATGCCAAGTTCCCTTACGAGAAGGGATCCTGGGAATGGCTAGTGGATGAAACGTGAACCAATCATCCACAGTCGAAGCCACTTCACTTCTGGTTCCTGGAGTCTGAACGGTGTAGCCAGTTAAGCCATCGACAATAGCCTTGGCCAAGGACCGTTCTATGTACAATCTTAACTTGGCATCAACGGCCACGAGATAGCCCCTTAAGGATCCGGCGGATCGTGATTGACTGTTCGATCAAGGTAATCCGAACCATGCCCTGAGGAGCTTGTTTCGAATGTCCGTATTCAAGCAGGGCGATGTACCAAGCCCCATTATAGATCTTGGCCTGGAACAAACCAGGTGTGTCGTGATTGATCTCGACTCGCCAACTACTTTTCGCAAAGCCAGTATCAACTGGAGTACGATTCTTGATCTTGTTGAAGGTACGAAGTACAATGGCCTGGAACTTGATCCATGCATTTGTCTCGGTCAAGTCTCCAATAGATATGAAGAACTTGTTCATGTCCCGAAGGAACCGAGTCATTGAAATGGCTGCTCCCTGCCGTTTCATTTCCTAGCTAGAACCCTCCACATGCTTAGAACGGGCTTGTCATCAATCGCAACGACTTCCCATTCCGTATCGTCAGCCTCGATGACTCGATCGCCCACAGCAGGAGTGACGCCAGTGATGTATGGGATCTCCCACATACAGTCACCGACTTGTACCTTGCCTGCAGAGAACAGAACGATCATTGCGTCTTGGTCAACGAGTCTCTTCAGAGCTTGAATGGATGTATAGTCCGTTGCTGTATCTGCAACAACCCCATTTTCTACGTCAGGTGTTGCTGCACCTTTGGCTCGGTACGTAACCGATTGAAGTCCGTCGAACATCGTGTAATCGTTACTGGGATCAAAGCCTATTGTCATGACGAGATTACCTCACCCTCGAATTCCAACATGGCTTCGCCTTGACTACGACCTTCCGTAGATAGATCAACAGGTGAATTCAGAAGGTTACCCTTCCACACATGTCCATTGTGATCAATGAACTTGATGTCTTCTCCTGCAGTGTTCTCGAGGAAGTTCTCTAGTTCCAGAAGCTTCTTTCGACTCATGCCCTGGAAACGCATAACCAAAGACTTGAAAGATGGAGTCCGTTTGTATACTCTTCTGCCACCGCCTCTTGTACGGTGAACAACAATCTGCAATCGATTCCGACGAACGTCTCCGTAATCAGGTCTCGTCAATCGGATCGTGTAGGCTAGAGTTGCCCAAGGCCCTTGCAAGTATACATACAGGATCGTATTCGGATCTGCCGGGATTGATGGTGTAGGTACGAAGTCAGTTTCACACCCTTCAATGGGTAGGTGTGCTGCCGCTTCCTGGAACGTAATGCCATCGGTTGCTTCTGCTGTGACAACAAGGACTGCTGAACCCGACTCACCGAACTCAACCGTATCTTCTGCAAAGGTAAGTCGAGTGGCTAGTTCGGTGAACTCAACTCCGTCAACGGCTACGACTTCGTAGTTACGGTGTGCACTATCACCGAACTCAATCTCGTCTTCGCCTTCTACTTCATGAGTAAGTCCAGCTAGTTCCCCAAACTCAACCGTTTCTCCTTGTGCGTAACCGAGTTCAGCAACTTCAGATGCAACTTCGCTAAACTCCAACCCTTCAATCTTGTTCGCAGCTACCCAGTACATCTCTGCGAGTTCAGAGAATTCAATCGTGTCCGAAGCCTGAACAGACAACCCACCTTCAGCCCATACAGTGGTGTTTTCATACATCACATAAATTGCATCTGGAACGATATCACACACTAATGTGTAGTAACCTGACGCCGGTCTTGAGTAGTAACAAGCTCCACACCAACAACAACCCATTGCGTCACGATTGTCTGTTGTGGTATATAGAGTCGACCAAGTTCCTGCAGCATTTCGGTAACGAATGAAGGTGTCACCAGAAATGTCAAAGGCTCGTTCAATACAAAGGATACAGATTGTACCGTCATCGGCGATTGAAGAGCGCCCCGTCCAAGTGTCGTATGATCCGTTGGAGATGATCTCTTCTGCAGCTGACCAGGAGCCACTCGTCTTGTCGTAGATAACCCCTACGCCTCGGGCTCCTCCATTTCGGTGACATGCTGTAACATACGGAATACCGTTTTTGTCAACCAACATAGTAATTGAACAGGCGCCGGCAGCGACGAGACTAGTATCTACGTCATCCCACGAACCAAGCGTAGTAGTGGACCGAGTCCATTTGATGACACTGATTTTCGAACTGCCACCGTCGTTCCGGAGTGCGGCAACCCACACATCTCCATTAATGTCCAAACAAGCATCAACACCACTAACGGCTGTAACATCTAGGGGTGAAGACCCCACTGATTCAACAGTAATGTCAGAACCCCAAGCACCGGTTAGATCTGAACTAGTCTTGAAACGAATGTTGTAACCCGTGGAGCCGACTTGAACTACACTTAGTCCAACGAACTCACCAGAATTGGGATCGTAGAGAATACGACATATCCCCGGATCGTTCGCAAGTTTCGTACCTGCACCGTAAGGCGAAGTCATCACCGTCCACGAACCAGCAACCCTTTGGAAAATGATTGCGGCGTTCGTGGCTTGGTGGTAACAGAAGCTGACTACGGGTTCGTTATTGGCTGCAACACAAATGTGCGCGGTATAGATATAGTAAGACCCACTGTTATAGATTTCTTCTTCCGCAGACCATGTTGCACCATCGTCGTCTGAATACCGATATTGTAGATCAGACTTTGAAGCCTCGATGTAGATTGCATGGATTCTACCATCGTCACCCCGAGCAATCATACGTCCGCACTGACCTCCTTGGTCTAAGGTGCCGCCGGACGAAACAGTAACAGTGGTAAGTGACATTGGTTATCCGATCCTACGTGAACAACTGAGTCTCAAAGGAGTAGGGTCCATCGGCATCATTGATCAAGCCGTTTGTATCCTTGAGCTGTTTCCGCAGCTCAGTCAAGTACTGCGTCCACGAAACCGCCTGACCATCGATACTGTAAGACGGTTTCGGGGCAGCAGTCACTTCAAGGATCCGAGCCATCAACTGGTCCCGAAGCGTGATCAAGTCAGTCGCATAAGTCATTACAATCTCCCGAGATAGCGATCGGCGTCCGCACAGGGGGAACCTCTACGGGCTCCGGCAAGGAGGACGAACGCCGATCGCATTGTCATCAGTCTTCTCTTGCGTCCTCGGAATCATCCTCGGGCTTGTCCTTGCCATCTTCTTCGTCCGAGGATTCATTGGACTCGGGCTCTTCGTCCGGATCGTCTTCTTCGCAATGTAGGAACTGATTCTTCGTTCCCAGGATTCCGAATTGATCCATGTAGAGCTGCTTGGCCTCTTCCGGACTCTCTGCCTCAATGACATCGAGCGGATCGACCGAACCGAGCTGAACATTGAAAAGCGGCATTGCGTCCTTTCCGGACCGTGGGGGCTTCCGGAGAAGCCCCCAGTAATCCAAGCCGACTGGTTAACCAGTCAGCTTCAGTACGTACCTCGGGTTCATCACGGCCGCAGCGCCACGTTCCGAGGCCTTGAAACGAACGATGATGTCTCGTTCGAACTCGGCTTCGCCGTTGGCGGGTGCCTGCACAACCGTGATTGGCCAGTTCTCCATGTAGGCGAATGCCTTCATGAAGCTTCCGTAGTACCAGTACTTGGCCGCATCGGCAGCCGCAACGCTGTAGCCCGCAACGATGCGAGCCTGCATTCTGGCATTGACGATGAGACTGTAACCGGCCGGAAGTGGGTTGGGGCTTCGGGTGATCGGAGTCGCCGCAGCCCGAGTACCGTACTCGACCTCCGTGGCACCGAGAATCCGTCTGGCCGTGAAGTGCTTCGCCGGCATGACGAGAAGAGTCTTGTCCGGACCCATGATGATCGGTTCACCCGTATCCGGATCCGTCATGTCGGTGAACATGAGCTCGGCGATCTCGACATCCGTCCAATCGACGAGCTCCACCCCCGTCTTGGAATTGATCCAGGAGCCGGAAGTGAGGTACGTGTTGTACGAGGTTCCTCTCCAGGAGAAGTTGTTCGTGATTCCGAGAACCACGTTCAGAAGACGCTTCTCCTTGTCGAGGCCGAGACGCTCACCGATCTGGCGAGCCCGCTCGAGCATCAGCCCGGTGCGGTCGAAGAAGATCGTCTCCTTCGTGATGCCGAGAATCAATCCACGCTTTGTGGTGGAAGGCGTCTCGACATAGTCTTCGGCGATCTCGCCGATGGTGGGGAACGGCATACCGTCGCCGACACCATCGAGTGTATCTGTGGCCGAACTTCCGGTCATGAGATTGCCGAGTCCGGGGATCTTCTCGCCGCTGAGCTTCGTCGGGATCCGACGAGCCAACGAGTCCGAAATGAACCCCTCCTGGGTGAAGCCTTCCAGGATGGCCGAGTACATGAGCTGACCGGTGATGTTGGAGTATGCGGTCACATCGATCGCATCCCCAGCTTCCATCAGCTCGGCGGACGACTGAATGGGGGCGAATCCGGTTTCGCCTCCGGGCGTGAGGCCCGAAACCCACTTGTGTCCGAGGAACGCTTCGGCGAGCTCACGGAGAGAGAAGTCCTCCGACTTGAGTTCGCCTTCCCTGAGGGCATCGCCCAAAAGGATTGCGGCCTGACGATGACCCATCGACTCGACGAGGGTCTTGAGGTTCTGTCCGTACATGGTCAGATTCCTTTCTAACCCTAGGCCGCAGCCTGGACGCCGCCAACCATGACCGTACTGAAGATGCGAACACGCACCCTCGTCATGGCGGAAGCTTCCCGCTGAGCAACCTTGCCAATGGCCAGGTTCGCAGTCGCAACCGCGATTACCTGCTGATCCTCGAGGGCAATTCCGCCAGCGTTATCGTCAACGCCAATCAGATCTCCCACCTCGAAGGTCGCCGAGGCACAGTCGAATTCGAATACGCCATCGGTCGCCACACGGATGTTGTCCGTGTCGGCGGCTCGGGATCGCTGCATAGCAACCCCCATGAAAGCGTCGTGGAACGCTTCCTGTGACAACGCCAGCGACGACAAGTACGTGAGGTCACTCGCCGGCTTGACGTCGTCGGTGTCGAGGTAAACCAGATCCCCGATCGCGATCACCGTAGCGGAATTCACGGCACTCATGATCGGGTTGGTCTCGCCCCAACGCCACCTGTTCTTATCCGCCATGTTACTGGCTTCCCTTCAGAACAGTTACAGCCCTTGGATCCCTACCTCTTCTTCAGGGCGCTGGCGAACTCCTTGCCGGTAGACGGCTGAGTTCCCTTCACACCCTCGATCAGAGGATCGGTCTCCTTGGACTTCGGCTTGGTGTTGAGGACAATCTTGGTTCTGTCCTCGACGAGAGCCTTCATGGCTTCCTCGTCCTTTGCCTCCATCAGCGTCTCGGTGAACAGCTCGGTCTTCGCTTCCTTCGGAAGCTTGGACTTCGCCAGAACCGATTCGACCAGTTCCTTCTTCACACCGAGGGCCTTGGAGACATTCAACTCGTCGTTCTCCTTCTTCAGGGCCGTGTTCGATTCCTGCAGCTCGGTCAGTTCCTTCTCCGAGGCCTGCGTCGACTTCGACTCCTGAAGAAGAGAGGTGACGAGGTCCGGACGCTTGGAGCGAATCTGCTCCAGAGTCAAGTCTCCGAACTCCATGTTGTCGCCTCCGTCACCGTCAACGTCTTCAGCTTGGGTTGTTGTGGCCTCGAGCGGCCCCAGCTTCGACTCGAATAGACTCCGAGTCGTGGCTGCATCCGCCACCAGATCCACGTGCCGCACGATC